TGATTGAGCTCCGCGCTACTCATCTCGTCCATGTCCTCCCTCCTTTCGTAAGGGGCTGGCCGCCCCTGCCTTACAAGTATTATTATACGCATATTGCTATCACTATGCAATAGGTAAATTGCATAAAGATAGCAATATGTTTTTGTTTATTTTGCATATTGATAGCAATACCGGCTATAAAATATAATGTAAGGGAAAGGGGAGAGCAGCTTGGGTGGCAAAAATAGTTATGAAAGTATAAAGCGATACCAGGATAAAACTTATGACAAAATACTTTTGCGTACCAGCAAAGGCGATAGGGAGGTTATCAAAGCTCACGCTGAAAGGCAGGGGGAAAGCGTCAACGGATTTATCCTCAGAGCCATACATGAAGCAATAGAACGCGATAATAACAAAACAGGATGATTTGAAATTCTTAACCGGTTACGAATTAAAAAAGGGGAAAATCCTGCACTGGTTTTCAACTACGATTTACTGTTTAGAGGCGGCAAGTTTGGCCGCTAGACCGGATTTAGTTGGCATAAAATAAGAGAGAGCCGCCCCCAGTGTTGGCTCACTGGGGACAGCTTCGAGGGCAGAATCGTTACGAGGCTCTGCCCTCTCATTATAACGAAAGCTGAGAGGTAAATCAAGATGAAACGTGCAAATGGTACTGGAAGTGTGGTCAGACTGTCCGGCAATCGCCGCCGGCCCTATGCTGTGAAGGTGTCCGGGCGGGATCGGTATGACCAGATCGTCCAAAAGATTATCAGTTATCATGAAAGGGTTGCTGATGCTCAGAAGGCATTGGAGGCATATTTGACGGCCCAGGCCGCAGGGATCGCTCCAGCGGTGGACAAGCTGGATGTCACTGTGGGGGAGGTATTTGAGGGATGGAAAGCACGGGAGTACCGCAAGCTCAAGGTGGCCTCTATCTCAAGCCATAATGCCGCCTGGAATAAGCGGATCTCCCGCTTCAAGGACCGGAAAATGCGCAGCATGACGCTGGATGAGTGGCAGTCCATTCTGGATGAGGATGAAGACGCGGGACTGTCTCAGTCCTCCATCAACAATGATGCCATTCTGATCAAGGCGCTCTACAGCTATTCCATGGAGCGGGATATTGTGGGAAAGGATTATTCAAGGTATCTTGACGTTCCGTCTGTAGGCGTCAAACAGGCACGGGCCGCACTGGATGACCTCCAGGTTGTGCGGCTGTCTGAACTGGCCTCAGCGGGCATCCCTTGGGCTGATACGGCCTTGATGCTCTGTTATACGGGTTTTCGTGTATCTGAGTTCCTAAGCCTGACCCGCTTCTCCTACCACCCGGAAAACGGCGGGTATCTCCAGGGCGGCCTAAAGACCTCCGCCGGGAAAAATCGGATCGTCCCGGTTCATCAGGCGATCCGCCCTTATCTGTCCGCATGGCTGAAAAAGAATGGAGAGACGATTATCTGTTCCGAGCAGGGGACCCCAATTCCATCGGATCGGTATCGTGAGTATTTCCATACCGTCATGGAACGAATAGGCGCCCAAAACGCTACTCCCCATTGGTGCAGACACACCTTTGCGACCAGACTCCACATCGCAAAGGTTGACCCTCTGACCGTGAAATGGCTGCTTGGACACTCAACAAAATCGGACATTACCGCGCACTATACACACGAAACAATCGGCGAATTGGTAGACGCCGTAAATTTATTGGCATAATAGATAATGATACGTCGTTAGTAACAGGTTAGTAACAAGTAAGTAACAAAAATACCATCAAACCATTGGTACATCTACATTCCTTTTTGCTGAGATTTTAAAATCCTATTAAAACCCGCGAAAAAATATAGCACGATAGATAACGATAGATGCTGATATTACATGGAAACAGAGCAAATTACACATTTATTTGAATCCGTCAAAATCAACAATTATCTGCCGTTAGTAACAAAGTATAGGTGCGTCTTATTTGGACTCCCCACGTCCAAAGCCGTGGGGAGTGTCAATTTTAGAGCGTGCGGTAAAAGATGTCCTACAGGGAAATGTCCAGATCGTCAAACAGGCTGCACTTGAAATGGGTCACGACTGCCGCCCGCTCCTCCAATGATCACGTTCTTGGTATCATTTTAGGGGCCTGCCCCTGATAGTATCTCTGCCGCTTCTGGTGTTGGCGCACCGGAAGCGGTTTTTTATTGTGCCTTTTTTAGTTCTGCAATTTCTTTGGAGTGCGACTTAGCGACAGTCTCCAGGGTATCAAGCCGTCCGTCAATGATGTCCATATCCTCCTCACTGGGCATACGGCTCAGGATTTCCTCCTGTCCCTCGGCCAGAAGGTTGAGCTGTCTCTGAACGTCCATGTCAAGACGGACCTTGATACCGGACACATCGGCCTCTAACCTAGCTTGCCCCTCCTTTAGCCCGGACACGTCCTCCTTTAGCCCAGACACATCCTCCTTCAGCCCGGAGATGTCACCCTGCATTTTTTCCAGAATTGCTAGGATTTTTTCTTCGTTATTCATGATGAAATCCTTCCTGCCGCCCTCCGAGGCGGCTTTTTATTGCCCAAAATCCCTGACGTTTGGGATTTTGGTTGCAACTGGTTGCAACTTGTCAAAATATGTGCTATCCTGAGTACAGGAAAGAATCATCTTTCAGCGCTGCCAGTAACGGCGGACGGTTGGCCTCTCCAGCCCGGAGGGGACTTCTTGCCCCCTCCGATGAAAGGAGGGGGTGCCATGTTGACATACTCAGAGCTGTTCCAGTTCTGTCTGGTTATCATTGGCGTTGTGAACCTGGTCATCCAGGTACATAACAACAAAAAGAAGTAACCGCCCAGCCTCCAAGCAAGCGGTTACTTCAATCGCATTGTAGGGGGCCAACCGTTCACCGGCAGCGCCCTTTCTATGCTCAGTATAACCGCCCAATATTGATTTGTCAAGCTCCGGTCTCACAGCCGGGGCTTATTTTTTATGCCAACTTTGTATCTTCGCTGAAGGCTTCTGAAGCTGATGATCTTTCCGCCGCCTCCATTCGGGCGTCTTCTTCCTCCATGGCCGCAACCTTTGCGGCAAGCTCCTGATTCTGGCGTTTTAGCTCCGCCAGCTCCGCCGCGATGTCCGGTTCTGTCCCCTCCTGGGCAGTATTTTTTAAGATTTCCTCTGCCACAGACAGCACATACTCCACTACCACTTGTCGGCTCCCCGCATCCAGCGTGGCAAACTTCTCAATAAGAATCCGGTCAGATGCCGAAAGGTTCCGTTCGCGGATGAATGTGTCCAGTGCGTCAGTGGGTATATAGACGAACATCTCGCCTTCGCCTGTACGGAGCCAGGTTTCATTGACGTTGAACTCGCGGCAAATAGATCTTACAACTTGGTCAGAAAGATTATTCACTCCTATTTCCCACTGTGCTACAGTATTCCGCTTAACACCAAGCCTATCTGAAAAGCCTTGTTGAGTAAGTTTTAGAGTTTTGCGCAGTTCTCTGATTTGCTCATTCACAGAAATTTACCTCCTCTTTAAAGTCATTGTAAGACAAAAAAGAGGTCTTGTCAATAAAAATGTCACGGAAACAACAAAAAAGTTCTTGACAAAGGTCTTTTAAAGACTTATACTAGTCATAAAAAGACGTACAAAAGGAGGTAATACCATGAACGATACGACCTACACACCCGAGGTCATGTCCCAGGCTAGGCAGATCTACGATAAGCTGGAGCAACTTCCAGCCGATAAGCGGTCCATCGTAGAACTGATAACCGAGGCGTTCATCAATGGCATGAACGCACGGGAGCGGTTGGAGCAGGCCCAGGCCGAGCGGGAGAGCGCATGAAAAAGCCGCCCCCAGACGGGGGCGGCGGGAAGGAGGGGTCAATGCCGCTTCGGATCGTCTGAGCGGCCTACCAAATAGTCCAAAGATACATCAAAGTAGTCTGCTAGGGCGATGAGCATATCATAGGTCGGTTTTCGTTCTCCTAACTCATATTGCTGGATTCCACGCTCACTGGCCCCAATATCAATGGCGAGCTGTTTTTGTGTGACATTCCTAGATTTTCTAAGAGCTTTTAAATGCGCACCAAAAATAAACATGACGATACCTCCAAGAAAAAGCATTGACACGTTCAATTGCGCGTGTTAATATAATAGCACAACACGTTCAATTGCGCGTGACGTGTGAGTAAAAGGAGAGGGGAAGATGAATATGGAGCTACGGGCGGCCCGCGAGCAGTCCGGCAAGACACAGGCGCAGGTCGCCAAGGAAGCAAGTATCGGGGAGCGTTTATATCAGGATTACGAATATGACAAACGGGAACCCGGCGTTCGGACGGCAATCCGAATCGCAAGGGTCCTCAACAGAACAGTGGAAGAGCTGTTCGGGGTGGCACCCCCGGCAGTAGACGAAACGCCCGGCGGCAACCGGGCGAATCAGAAATATCTGCAAGACTAAAATACCACATCACCGTCCATTGGTCAAGAACAGCCCCGCCTTCGGCGGGGCGGTACACCTTGAAAATTAGGACAACGCCGCCCTCCGAACGGGGGCGGCGGGAAGGAGGAGTTCAAAATGAATATTGAATTTTTGGAGTTACCTGCACAGAAGAAGGAGACACTGGTTCAAAATCGAGCCAATATCAATCTCACAGTTGACCTGTCAAAGCGGATTTTTGAAATTATTCTGGCCGAAAAGGTCACGGTCGATGTTGCGGAACGCGCACTCCATCGGGCGTCGCTCCTCGTTCAATCCAGGACGATTGTAGGCCCTTGATTTTATCATACTATATCAGTATGATTTTGTGCCAATTGACTGCTGTTTGTCTGCATAAAATTATGGTGTAGGCAAAACAAATGAAGGAGGTAGTTATGGCACGAAAACGGACAAAGGTTGCGGTGACGGATGAGGAGATCCTGACCTATGACAATGTACCATATGAAATTGCAGCCACATACATCGGGTGGTCGGATGTGAGTATCCGTAACGCCCTCAAGCAGGGCCGCGCTCCATTTGGGTGCGCGGCGCAGAATCCAGAGACAAAGACCTGGTCCTATAATATTAGCCCCGGCCTGCTGGTCAATTACAAGCGGGGGACGCTCCCGGCCTGGCGGCTAAACGATGTGATCAACATGGCCGCAGACGGTATCCAACAGCTTTTAGATACCCGCCTTGCCGCCATGGCCCTGACCGGGTACGAGGTTCGAGTCAGTCCATGCATTGACACTCCCCACGGCTAAAGCCGGGGGATTCTCGGTTCAGCGACCGTAGCCTGCACGAGCGAGGTCTTACATAGTCTCCACGAGCGTTCGGTTCGGGTGTGTCCCACCCTACCATATGTTGTGACTACGCCAACAGGCGCAGACCTTCCTTCAAGATGTTTTTTGCGGCGTTTACGTCCCTGTCGTGGATAGCGCCGCATACCGGACAGACCCATTCCCGGACAGACAGGTCTTTTGTACCGGACCACTGAGCGTCGCAGCAAGAACAAAGTTGACTGGAGGGGAAAAAGCGGTCAATCGCGACCACCTGCTTTCCGTACCATACCGCTTTGTACTCCAATTGTCGCCGGAACTCGCCCCAGGAAGCATCGGAGATAGACCGGGCCAGTTTATGGTTCTTGACCATGTTGGATGGGGCTAAATCTTCAATGGCTATTAGGTCATAATTCCGCACAAGGCCAGTGGACAGCTTATGGAGCATATCGGCCCTCTGATTCGCAACGTGTTCATGGAGACGAGCCACCTTGATTCTCGCCTTTTCCAGGCGGTTGCTGCCCTTTGATTTTCGGGACAGCTGGCGCTGGAGCTTGGCAAGTTTCTTCTGGCTCTTGGTCAGGTGCTTATGGTTGGGGTACTCCACACCATCGGAGGTGACAGCAAATGCTTTCAGCCCCATGTCAAGGCCGGCCACCGCCCCAGTAGAGGGCAACGGTTCAATCTCAACATCAGTACAGCACAGCGCGACAAAGTATTTCCCGCTGGGATTCTGGCTGACCGTTGCCGACAGGATACGCCCCTTGACCTCCTTGCTGATACGGCATTTCACAAGGCCGAGTTTCGGGAGTTGAACCGCCTTATCCAGTACTTTGATATTTGTCCCCACGCACTTGCTCTTGTAGCTTCTCCGGTGGTCATGTTTGCTCTTAAACCTGGGATAGCCAGGCCGCTGACCCTGCTTCACCCGCCGGAAAAAGTTTTGGTATGCGGTGTCCAATACTTGCAAAGCCGCTTGCAACGCAGTGGCGTCCACTTCCCGCAGCCACTCCAGTTCCTTTTTCAGCACAGTCAAGGATTTGTCCTGCTGAAAACGTGTCGGAGCATGACCGGTTTGCTTGTACTGACCCATCCGCTCAACAAGGAAATAGTTGAACACAAACCGGCAGCAGCCGAAAGTCCTTTGTATCAAGTTTTCCTGTGTTTTATTCGGATATATCCGAAATTTGTAGGAATACTCCATAAAATCACCAAAAATATTTTACCGCAAAATCTTTGAAAAGGGAAGCGCCTTATATCCCCATGCCTAAAGGCAGGGGCTTTACGGCGCATTTGGTAAGTGATAGCTATCAAAACGAGGCGCTTGCATTTGCGGCGCTGCGGGAGGAGCTGAGAAAAGAATGGGACAGGTTGTAACGAGACTCAAGCCTGGAATGAGCGTTACCAGACGGTCTAACATCCTTGGTAACGAGCAATTGGAGCAGAACGGGAAACGCCTAAAAAAGACGATGACAGGGACCGTCATCTATGTCCATCCGGCGGGGCGGTTTCATACCGTAGAGTTTGAGTTAAGATATGGACGGACTATCAGAGAATCATTCTGGGGGGTGGCGCCATGAGCAAGCGACAAAAGAAGCGTAAGAGCCCTGCCAACAAGACCGCCAAGTGTCTACTGCATAAGCGGTACATGAACGATGTGTACATCCACAGGCGTGGGTGCGCTGTGCGGCAGTGTAAGCATCTATGCTGGATTCTAAAAGGAGCTGAAATCAAAAGTGGAAAACATCACGAGCCGTGAAAAGCGGGACGCTATCATTTTCACCGTCTGTCTGTGTGCCGGCCTTTTCGCGGACGGCCTGAGCGGCGATCTGGAGGCTCCTATTCCTACCGCTGTCCTGTTGGACAAGCCCGCTCATCAGGCCGTACAGGCCGCGCCTCTGGCGGAGATCTCCGGGGAAGACCCGGATGAAGAACTCAAAATCACCGCCGCATTGGTGGAGCAGGGCTATTTCAGCATGGACGTACCCCTGCCCTTTGTCCTCCAAGATGCGCTACATACCGCCTGCGAGCGGCATAGCGTACCTTACCCTATCGCCCTCGGCCTCATAGAAGTTGAGAGCCAGTTTGATACCAACGCGATCAACCAGCGGACAGGCTGCTATGGGCTGATGCAACTCAGCCCACGCTTTTTTCCCAGTGGCCTGTCTCCGACCGAAAACATCAACGCGGGGATCGGCTACCTGGGGGAGCTACTGGAGCAGTATAACGGCAATATCTCCTCCGCCCTGACAGCCTATAACGCAGGCTACGATACAGGCCGCCGGGACTACGCCAACGCCGTCCTGACCTCCGCCGAGCGGTGGAGAAGCCGTGGCGTATGAGAAAGAATTTACAGGCCGCTCGAAAAGCCGCCGGGCTGACTCAGCAGGCTATAGCGGACAAGCTGGGGATCAGCCTTGTTTACTACCAAAAAATTGAGGCTGGGGATCGAACAGGCGATTTTACAATCTGGGATGACTTAGAAGATATTACTGGAATTCATCAACGGAAACTCCGAGAGATTTCAAGTAATCATCCCGTCCAAGCAGATAATCTGTCGGAACATTGAACATATCAGCTATTTTTACAAGTGTATCATAGGGCGGCAGCCGTTCGGCTTGTTCATACTTTTGATAAGCATTTAAAGACAGAGTAAGCACATCGGCCATATGTTGTTGTGTGAAGTTGTTTTTTATCCGCAATGCGCGTAAGCGTGTGTGAAACATGGTGCCCTCCTAAAGATTCGTCCTTGACATTACATACTAACTGTACTATACTTTAGCTATAAGAAATACATACAGTTAGTATGTAATATGAGGAGAAGAAAACTATGACCACAACGATGACCCCCGAAATTCGGGAGGAATTGCTGTCTCTGCTCCGCGAGGAGCTGGAACAGCAGGAAGAGAGGAAACAGTCCAATAAAACGGTCTACCGGCGTGTATGCGCACACTTTGACAAGGAACTGAATGCGTTCACCTACACAAAGACGGGGCAAGGCATAGATCACAATGGGAAGCCTTACCAGTATGTCACCACCTATACGAGCGGGTATAAGATCCGCGAGGCAGTCGGTTCCCTGCTTCGCGTTATCTTTGAGGTAGACGCAATAGCAAAGCTCCCGGCGGAGAAAGAGGAAAAAATTAGGGAATTTATGGGTTCTGTGCTTGCGCTTATGCGAGAGCTGAAACAATGTTAAAAAACGGGAGATACATAAGGCCGCCCCTGCCTGAGGGCGGCAGAAAGGAGGGCAGCGCTGATGAACGAATGGTACGAGTCGGCCATCAAGAGGCTGGAATCTGAAAAGGTGTTCAGCAAATACGACAGATACGCTCAGGTTATGAAAGACCGGGTGTATGAGACGCTGGAGCTGTTCTGCCAGCAGGACGGGGAGTTCGCCCAGGCCGTGGTCCAGGGCGGGAGCTTTGAAGACTGCATGAAGACTGTGGCCAAGAACTGCGGGACTGGGATCTCCGACTTGGAGGCGTTCCGCCGGGCGGTGCGGTTCTATTTCCCCGGCGCCGATGTGCGGTTTCATATGACGCTCAACCTCTGCGCCGATGTTGAGCGCGAGGAACCGGCCCCAGATACCGGATATAAGATTCTGGACCTGGAGGATTTTTTATAGGAGGTGTACCCCCGTGACAAAGCAAGAGGAAGCCGAGCGGTTTGTGAAGACGGCGCCGCCCCTGAGCCGGGTGGAGCTGGAGGAGATCAACGCGCTATTTCCCACTTACATCTTCCGCCGCTCGAAGACCCGCGAGGTATGGACCACCTGCTGTCACCGACACGAAACGCTACGGAACCGGACGGCCCCTGATATGGACCAAATGGAATATGCTGTACTATCCAAGTTGCACCAGCGGGAACCAAAGAACCGCTATCAGAGCGTTCCAAAGGAAACCGTGAAGTGTCCCTTCTGTGGCCGGCTGTCCATCGTGAAGGAGTTGGGCCGAACCGGGAGGCGGGACAACCTGAGCCGGTACCGCCGGGCGGTCGTCCTCCGGTGGTATCGCGGGGCGCTGTGGGCCAGGGCCTACGACTGCTCCAAGCACTATAAAGATAGTTACAGCCTGACCGGTGATCCAGACTGCCATCTGGTAGGTGTGTACCGGTTCCAGCCCGGTCTGACGGAGGCATCCGCTCGTTATTACTGGGACTATCCCTTTGAATCCATCCAGCGCCAGGACACGGGTCTCGTCAAAGGACACTGGAACATCTATGGTCCGTTCCATGCCAACGCTCAGTATGGCGTGGGCTATGATGTCATTGGCCTGGAGGAGATCCAGAAAAGCCCCTTCCGCTACTGCATGGTGGAGGAGGCCGAGAAAAAGACTGATAAGTTCCTGCAATTCCTGACGGCCTGTTGTTTCTATCCCAGGCAGATCGAAATGCTGATGAAAGCCGGGATGAGCGATGTGGTCATAGACCTCACCGAGCGGGGCGTGAAACATGCCGCAGTCATCAACTGGGAGGAAGCGGACCCGAAAAAGGGGTTCAAATTGAGCCGCCAGGAATTGAAATTTTTCCTCAGTACCAGCCGGGATATTCGGATTCCAGAGCTGTATAAGCGGCTGGAGGGCCGCGCCAAGCTGGAAGAGTGCGCGGACTGGATCATGAACGGTTTAAACATTCAAAGAACCTTCCAGGCGGCAAAGAAATGGGGCCTTGCGCCGGAGAAGCTGATACGGTATCTGAATGGCAATGTGGGGTGCGCCAGCTACGGCGGGATGGGGAGCCTTGATTCTGCGCTGCGTTACTGGGAGGACTACCTGACCGCCGCCGAGGCGATGAACTACCCTCTGCACCACGAAAATGTTCTGTTCCCCCGAAATCTGGGTGCGGCCCACGACAATGCCACAAAAGAACATGGGGAGCAGTTGGCGCGAGAGCTGGCGGCTCGACAGCGGGAATGGGATCGCCAACGGAAAGCTGAACAGGCCGAACGTGACCGTCAGGCCCGCCTGGCGGAGGAGAAGTATGAGGAGCGCCGCATGAAGCTGGAGAAGAAGTACAGCTTTGTTATGGACGGCTATATGATCCGGGTCCCCGCCGGCAAGGATGAGATCCTGGATGAGGGCCGCAGGCTTCAGCATTGTGTGGGCGGCTACGCCGACCGGCACATCCAAGGGAAAACAACCATTCTCTTTATGCGGAAGGCAAAAAAGCCCGGTGTGCCTTGGCTGACCATTGAGATGAACGGGAACAAGCTGGTACAGATCCACGGGTTCAGAAATGAGGGCATACATACTACCAAGGGCCGTTTTGCCCCTGATCCGCGTGAAGAATACCGAGCATTCCTGGATACCTGGCTGGACTGGCTGGAAAAAGGTAACAGGCGCGACAAAGAGGGCAATCCCAAATTGCCCAGGCGGAAAGGAGCGGCAGCATGAGTGAGGAAGAAATGGAGTTAGAGGAAGCTAGGCTGCTCAGCGCCGAGATTGGACTCAGTGTCCCGAATCAGGAGGTCGTAGCGCCGGATTCGGAACGGACCCTTGCCACGGTGGAGATGGAGATCCGCGTCATCCAGCATAACACGGCCCAGGCCATGCTCTCAGGAGCCATTGAGACAGGCCGGAGGCTGGTAGAGGCAAAGGCCATGCTCCCCCACGGAGAGTGGGGTGTGTGGTTACGGAAGATGGATCTTTCTCCCTCCACCGCGCAGAACTTCATGAAGATTTTCCGTGAGTATGGGGACGATCAACAGAGCTTGTTCGGAGGCGTGGCAAAATCCCAAGCGTTTGGGAAATTGACCTACACCAAGGCCCTGCAACTACTGGCCCTCCCCAGCAATGAGGAGCGGGAACGCTTTCTGACCGAACACGACGTTGAATCTATGAGTACCCGCGAGCTGGCCGAGGCGATCAAGGCGCGGGATGAGGCCGAGGAAGCCGTTGCCGCCGCCCAGGATGAGATCCGAAAAATCCAGCAGAGGGCCGATCTGCTCCAGGAGCAGCTTGCCGGTCAGGATCAGGTCTACCAAGCCAAGCTGACCAGCGCCGGGATTGAGGCTGACCAGGCCAAGGCTGCCGCCAAGGCCGCGCAGGATGCCCTTGATAAGCAGAAGGACAAGTCCCAACGGCTCCAGGACGCCTTGAGCGAGGCCAACGCCTCTGTCCAGGCCGCCGAAGAGGAGCATACCCTCTTGGTGCAGGAGCTGGAGGAACTGCGCAACCGTCCCACTGAGGCGGATACAGAGGCGGTAGAAGCCGCCCGGCAGGCTGCCCTTGATGAGATGACCGAGAAGGTGGACAAGGCCAAGGAGGCCAAGAAAAAGGCCGAGGAAAAACGAAAAGAAGCCGAAGCATCCCTTGCCGCCGCGCAAAAGGAGTTGGCCGAGCTGAAGGCCAAGGAGCCGGAGGTGCGGGAACTCACCCAGGCGGAAAAGGATGCCCTGATCGCCGCCGCAGTGGAGCAGGCCAGAGCCGGGGACGCCGAGCAGATCCGTAGCCTGGAAAAGAAGCTGACTCAGGCCGATCCAAATGTAGCCGAGTTCAAAGTGCTATTCGACTCCTGGCAGGAGGACTACCAGAAGCTGATGAGCGCCCTGGGACGGATTACGGACCCGGAAAAGGCCGCCAAACTACGTCGGGCCGTGCAGGGGGCAGTGGAGAAGATGGCAGGATAAGAAGCAAGGAACCCTCCAGGTGTGCGATCACCTGGAGGGTAAATAAACAGGTTTACCAAGATGGGACTGCATTCGATGGCCCTAAACCATTTTTAGGGGGGTACATATGACTTACATTGAATATCTGAACGGCTTCAACCAATGGCTTGAAACCAACACTCTACCTAGCAGTTCACAGCTACTGTACTTCAAACTTCTGAATGTATTTAATCGAATGAGATGGCCGGAGTATGTACAACTGGATAACCTGCGCTTGATGATCATGCTGGATGGCGCGTCAAAAACAACGGTAATAAAAGCTAGAGATAATCTAATCGAGGCCGGATTTATCCTGTATCAACCAGGACGGAAGGGGGTTCAAGGCCGGTATGCGCTTTCATTAAGGTACAAAAAATGCACCCCATCCGATACCGAAACTGTCTTAGAGTCCAAAAATGATACCGAAAACGATACCTTAAATGATACCAAAATAGAAGTAAGGTCTAAAAAATGTACTGCATACGATACTAAAACCAGTTTGGAGTCCAAAAACTGTACCACAAACGATACCGAAAACGATACCCATATAAAGAATAATATACTATCATCATCTTCTTCATCACCATCATTGCGCGATGAAGGACTCGGAAAGGTGATAACGGCCTACATGGACAAAATCAACCCGACAGCCTCACAGACCAGCCTGGAGGAGCTGGCCGGGTATGTGAAGCGCCTGGGGGCCGAGGTCTGCCTGCGGGCCATTGACGAGACGTTGGACGCCGGGGCGGATAAAATCAACTGGCACTACCTGCGCGGCATCCTGCGCAGGTTGAGCGAGCGGGGGGTGCGCAGTCTTGCGGACTGGGATGCGATGGAGGCCAAGCGCGACCAGGCGCGTAGGGACAGGCAGGGCGCGCCGTCCAGGGACACCGCAGCCAGGGCCGCGCTGAAGGGTCCCGCACCCATGCCCTGCGCACCCGGAGAAGCGGACCTCAGAGCGCGGAAGGACATGGATAATCTGCGCGTGATGATGGCGCGGATGAAGCAGAAGGAGCAGGACAAAGGGGATGGACCTCAGAACCGCCAGGGGGAAGATCCTGGAATAATCTACCTGGAATATTGCCAGGGCTGACAACAAGCCATGATAAGGCGATCCAGAAAACTGGGGCGGAGGCCGGCAATCTGGAGCGGTACACGGCGAACCGAGTTCTGTATGACCGGCGGGACGCGGCACTTGTAAATAAACTAAAAATATCAAAAAATAAATAGTCATAGATAAAGTTGCTAATAGAATTTTGAGAGTTCGCATATTATAAAAATAGAATCACTTGTGGATTCAAAAAAATAGAAGGGAATGTACAAAAATGAACTCTCATACTTGTGCCGATAAGCCTACAGAAAAATCGCCATGTGAAAAAATTGAACTGACTGGGTATACCTTGCAGCAGTACAGCGCAGACAAGAAGTTGCCAGAGGATTATCTCAGGGACTTTTGGGGACTGACCACAGAGACGGACTGCCGGGATGGAATGGAACTCTCCTTTGTTAAAATGCCTTATACAGACGAAGCAAAAAAAGAAATCACCTATCGTATGCGCTTCGGCAATAAGGGGTTCCGCTGGCGGAATGGGAGCAAAGGAAAAATTACCCTGTATGGGGCTTTTATGCTCCCCGATATTTGTAAATCTGGACACGCCGTACTGGTAGAGGGAGAGAGTGACACCCAGACTCTTTGTTATCTGGGTATACCAGCTCTTGGTGTAGCCGGCGCCAATATGTTCAAGACCGAATACACAGATGAGCTGAAGGAGATTGCTGCCCTCTACATCCACAAGCAGCCTGGCCAGGAGGGGGAGACGTTTCTCAGGAAGACCTGCTCTAAGCTCCTGGAAGGCGGATATCCGGGACAGGTCAAGGTCTGGAGCTGTGCGGATCTGGGCGCTGATGATCCCAGTGAACTCTACATCAAGTGCGGGAAAGAGGGCGTCGCGCAGAAAATCAAAGAAGTTATCAACAAGGCGGAGGCGGTTGATCTAACGGCCTTCGCAACGAAACAGCAGAAATACGCCCTGGTAGACCCACCTATTGTGCTGAAACAGGTAAACGGGTGGACGTTCTCGGAACGTGGCCTCTCTTGCATTGTGAAAAAGGGAAAGGATTCCTTTATCGAATATTTTTGCAGGACACCCATTCTATTGGCCAAACGAATTAAAAATCTGATGACTAACGAGGAAAAGATTGAAGTGGCCTTTAAGCGGGACGGGCAGTGGGTAAGCGCAATCTATCCACGGGCTACTGTCTTTTCCAGCCGTGGCATCATGGAACTCTCCAGTCTGGGCTGTACTGTCACGTCCGAAAATGCAAAGCAGGTTGTGAAGTTTTTGGGGGCGCTGGAAGCGGCAAATATTGAAGAAATCCCCAAAGTAACCGCGACCTCCACCTTTGGCTGGCAGCCGGGGCGGCAGTTCGTCCCAGGCCACGCCGGTGATCTATATCTGGATATCGACCCTTCTCAGCAGCATTTAGCCGCTGGATTCTGCCAGAACGGCACGTTCGAGGCGTGGATCGCACAGATGGTGCCCCACAGGAAGCGTCACAAGTTCCGCTTTATTTTGGCCGCCGGGTTCGCCGCCCCGCTCCTGCGGATTCTGAAACAGCGGATTTTCATGGTCTACAATTGGGGCGGCTCCAAGGGCGGTAAAACCGCAGCCCTCAAAGCGGCGCTCTCCGCCTGGGGGGACCCGGAGCAGCTGATGGTGAATTTCAACGCAACACAGGTCGGTCTGGAGCGGACGGCATCCTTTTTTAATGACCTCCCGCTGGGCATCGACGAACGGCAGCTTGCGGGGGCAAAGCCGGGGGATCTGGCGCAAAAAGTGTACATGATCGCCTCTGGAAAGGGAAGGACGCGCGGCAGCCGGAGCGGAGGTCTACAGCATACCTACCAGTGGCGGACCGTGGCCCTTGCCACCGGCGAAGAGCCTATCAGTAGTGAGACAACGATGACGGGGGTCAGCACCCGTATGGTGGAAGTTTATGGGGCGCCTTTTGACAACGAGGCGGACGCCAGCAGGATGCACCAGCAGACGGCTATCAACTACGGTTGGGCGGGGATGGAGTTCATCCGGCGGATGATTCCCTTGGAGGATAAAGACCTTTGTACAGCCTATGAGAAAATGCAAGCTTTTATCACTACGAGTATCAGCGGAGGAAAAAGCACCGCACACAGTGCCAGTGTCTGTGTTGTAGCTCTGGCCGACGCTCTCATCGACAGTTGGTTTTTCAATCCGCCGTCAAGCATCGACCCGGCGCGTGATTACCTGGAGCCGCTGGGCATTGGGCCTGAGTCGTGGACTAAGGCAAAGTGTATGGCGTTGGAACTGCTGCAAGAACAGATCGACAACAACAGCTCGGATGTCAATGAGAACGCTGTACAGTTCCTCACGGACTGGGTACTGGCCAATCAGAATTTTTTTGGAGAATTCGCCACTGGAACCTGCTATGGGTTCAGTGAGTTTGACAAGGGCGCTGTCTACATCTACCCCACTAAACTGACCGAAGTATTGACCCAGGCGGGCTACAGCCCCCGCAAAACCATGAAGTATCTGGCAGAGCAGGGCCTGATTTCTGAGGCTATGGAAAAGAACGGCAAGAAGACATATTCTATCGTCCGCAGGTTCCAGGATCGTTCGAGCCGGTTTGTGGAATTTTTCATTGGAAAACTAATTCAGGATGACAGCCAGACCATCATAGCACTTATCAATCAGGCGGCAGTGGCTACTACCATTCAAACAAATGCAAACTGTACAAAAGAAAAGAAGTTGCCAAGCTCTCCTGCTGCTGCGGATGAGCCGGTAGATGGATTTCCCTTCTAGTTTGTTACACCTAATAAGAAGGTTCGAATAGGTGTAACAGCAGGTGTAACGTAATTAAAACTCGCAAACGCTTGCGCCGCAATGGGTTTGAGATTATGTTACACCTGTTACACCTATTACACCTGATTTAATACCATACACGAAATTTGGATCGTGATAACCTGGACGTCCGGGTTGGTTTTATGCTCTTTCTAAAAAATGCAGTGTATCTAAAAAATTAGGTGTAACAAGCCGCAGAATAGCCGTAATCCTTAGAGCCGCAATAGTTTCAAGCGTTACACCTAAATTTTTCAGTTAGGTGTAATGTGGCCGTTAAACCGGAAATCTTCCAGGGCTGCTTTTCTTGTACGGTTTGATCTATGATAAGAATTTAACAAACTTTTACCGAGCGGGAACTTAACGATTACAGCGGTGGGGACGCCAGATGCAAATCCCCAAACGCTTGGGAATTTGGAGGTACATTATGACAGCAAAAGAGTTAGCTGAAATGCTCGACCGCCGTGAACGTGGCATGGAGATTACCAAGGCTGAGGCTCGGCGGATTTCCGAGTCTAGCCTAGTGGTGGTCTATGGCTACTCTGACGACAATGTGGAGTTTGTCGGGGCCATTGACGATGAGGTCGGGGCCTATGAGGGTGCCACCGTCTACCTTACTTCTGCCGGTATTCTTCAGGAGCCGGACTGTGACCGGGAGGATTGCCCCTACTTCACCAAGGAGCGGGAGAAGGCCAAGACCATCAAGGCCGTGTGGCACGATGAGGGCGGTCCCTGCTGGACGTTCGAGACGGACATCCTCCACAAGACCTTCACCATCATGGAGGACGGCGAACCGTGGTGCATCGGGATCGTGTTCAGCATGGCGGATCTGGGGGTGACGGCATGAACCTCAAACCGTGTCCGTTCTGCGGCTCACATGACGTAGCCATCATGCGGGAGGGCAAGAGCGATAAGAACGCCGCTTACCGGGTGGTGTGCCGCCACTGCAAGACCAGGGGTCCGAAGACATGGGTGCAGCTCTGGCATGACACCAAGTTTGTCGCCCAGGGTCAGGCGGGGACAGCCTGGAATAATCGGCCTGGTCGGAGGGGAACTCCGTGAAATACTGCTGCAATGAATACAAAAACAAGGACTGCCCCGTTAACTACAAAAATGCGCCCAAGGGAGCGCCGATTCAGATTGCCGCCCCTTTGTGGCTCAAAACAATGCACGGGCTACAAGCGCCCGTGAGGCGATGGAGGAATCATCATGAGTTTTTCAATCGAACTGCCCCAAACCTACACATTTTCCCTTTGCATCGACCGGGGAGGCCACACCATTGTTGACACAACGGTCGAAGTGCCGGACACCAGAGAGGGAATCACCAGAGCAAAGAGAACCATCCAGCGTCTGATGAACGAGTACGCCCCGGTCATCAAGGCACTGGAGCCGGTGGGACTGAACCCGGAGAGCCAGGCCCCCACCGACCTGCCGCCGGCAGCGGAGACCGCACCCACCCCGCCCCCTGAGAAAAAACCGGAGGGGGCACGAGGGCTGCTCCGTCTCCGTTGCCCGGAGTGCGGGAACACATTCGGAACCTTCCTGCGGGAGTACCAGACCGAGGTGGAGTGTAAGTGCGGCCACCAAATCAATCTCACGGGCCAGCTTGGCCGGTACCACGCTACCTGCCCGTATTGCCAGCATGAGAGCTGGGGCAAGACGAACCTGGAGGACCCGGAAATCACGGTTCGGTGTAAATGCGGAGAGGATGTTACCTTGGAATGGACACCCTCGGAGAAAGAGTACCAGAACTGAAGGGGGACACACACATGGAAATGGAATACGGCAATCAGAAGGTCAACCTGTTCCGCTACCCCTTCTGCGGCAGCACTCCGCTGATTCACAGCTACCGGAACCAAGGGCGGCAATGGTATCGGATTAGATGTAGCAATGACAACGATAAATGCTGTATCATGCCGGAAACCATGGCTCACTTGAAACTGGTGGATGCCGCCACCGACTGGAACCAGCGGGACTGGAACCAGGTGCCAGAGGGAGAGGAAACGAATGGCTAAGAAATACATTGACAACCGCGGATGGAAGTACCAGGTCATGAGCGGCCTCGGCGAGAACGCCTTTAAGGCCCGGTACCAGCGGCCGGAGAAACACGGCGATGTCGGTTGGAATGGGCTGGCCGCCGTTCCGTGGCGCGGAAGCCGTAAGGAAGCCCAGACCGACCTTGACCAGCTGGCGAAAGAGAAAGGATGGATGGAATGGAACGGTTGACAAGCAGAGAGCCAAGAGTTAGCGGGATGCCGGGCGTGTGCTGTACCCATTTTGAAGGCAGAGACTGCCAAGCCATACAAGGTCGTTGCGCTGACGGATGTGTATGGGAAGAGGCTGCATGGGACCGTCTCGCCGCCTACGAAGACACCGGCCTGGAGCCGGAGCAGATCATGGCGTTGATTTCGCCGCCCAACGAACCCTTCACCCTGGACGAGCTGCGGGAGATGGCGTGGGCCCAAAGCCCGGTATGGTGCAGCGACATAGATGGGGTCCACGCCGGACTGCTGTGCATCCGGGATGATTGGCATACTTCTGAGTGAACGCCGTATGTCTGGCTGCTGGATGAAGAAGGGCATCCTGGCGTCTATTCAGTACAAAGTTTGATACAGGCCGGAGGAAACGCCATGAAAATAAAGCCGATTCTCTTCAGCATGGGAAAATCTATGACGATGACGGACTGTATGTGATTGCCGAAAACCAGAACGGATGCATAGAGCAGATTGCACTTCCCTACCGCCCCGGCCAGACGCTTTATGTCCGCGAGACGTAGACTTTGTGGAACGGGAATTATGAGTACAAGGCAGATGTGGATGATGGATTCGGGCCGTTTTGTTCAAGCTGCACCGCAGTTTGTCCTAAGTGTGGGCAGCATTGCGGGAACAGCGGGCAGGGCCTTATCTTTCATTGTCAATGTGGGTGGTCTGGCAAATTGCTTAGCGAGCATGACTTCAAGATTTTAGAAAAATTCTTTCGGAAGTGCTTCGAGCGGGACCAGGCGTCCAAAGACGCAATTGCATTAGATCAAATCTGACACGGCTATTTAAAGTTCTCCATCGGACCTTGAAAGAACGGGCAACATCATAGCGGAAGTCGTAGGATCTGGGGCGGCTATTAAGAGTAGGGCGCACTGATAGGAGAGGGAACCACCGCAGACGCGGCCATAGGGGGGCGCAAATGGATAACACATTTCCTGTACGGTTGAGAGAGCTTCGGGAGCAGAGAGGAATCAGCCGAAAAACACTTTCAGAACTATGTGGACTTACACACGATGCCGTCCGTAGATATGAACGGCGACAAGCTGTTCCAACTATGCCGGTTTTGGTCTCTCTTGCGGAGTATTTTGGTGTATCCATAGACTATCTTGTTGGACGGACAGATGAAAAAAATAATTGCAATTCCGCTTAAAAGCGGAGCGGCATTGAAAATACCTGTTACACTAGAGGGCAGGAGAAATACATCGTTTCTCAGGGCTGGATATTAACTTGCCTATTACTTGTTTATTATCTAGCTATTATCTTCTTATTATCTGTTTATTACCGCTATACTGCGGTATATCGTCCGATTATTATTTGCTTATTACTGAGGGTGTCGCAATGGAACCGACTCTGAAGGAGCGCGGCTTTTATCACTGGCCTGTGTGGCGGCGGGTGCGGAAGCTGGCCTTGCAGCGGGATCATTATCTTTGCCAGCTCCGGCTACAGGGCTGTACCCGGATGGCCACCGAGGTTCACCACATCAAGCCGGTTGACCAGGCGCCGGAGCTTGCGTTGGAGTTGGACAATCTGACCAGTGTTTGCTGGCGCTGCCATGAGCAGACCAAGCAGCGGGGCCAAAAGAAGAAGCTACCGCCGGTGCGGGTCATCAAGGCGTGAAGCGGGGGATACCCCCCTACCCTGAAAGGTAAGTGGTGGGCGGTTCGTAACCGTGCGCCCTCCTTCCTTGACACCGCGAGGGGTTTCCTATAGGACCCCTCCCCCAAAAAATCCAAAAAGAGGGGTGACTTCCTTGGCTAAAAAAGTAAAAACAGCGCTGGAAAAGAAAATCAGCTCAGAAGTCACCCGTCTAAAAAAGAACTTTGACGCGATTGACGCGAAGAAAAAGTCTATCATTGAGGGCCTGATTGAGCGGGCGGCCTTTATGCGTATCTCTCTGGATGACCTGGAGGACGACCTGAACCAAAACGGGTTTACCGAGTGGTTCTCCCAGGGCGATCAGGAGCCGTACCAGCGCAAGCGGCCTGCGGCAGACCTGTACAACACCATGAACGCGAACTATCAGAAAATTATCAAGCAGCTCACCGACCTGACCCCCAAGGAGGAGCCGAAAGACCAGCAGGGCGGCGATAGCTTTGACACCTTCTAAAACTTCCGTCCCCGCAGAGGTATGTGCCAGCAAAGCCTATCAGTATGCGGCAGATGTCGTGTCCGGTTCCATCGTGTCCGGTAAACGGCGCATTCAAGCCTGTCGGCGGTTTCTGGATGAACTGGAGCGGTCAGAAGTGGACCCGGACTATCCCTGGGCTTTTGATTTGCAAAAAGCGTACCGGCCTATTGAGTTCATTGAGCGGTTTTTGGTCCCCACCAAGGGGGCCTATGACCGGATGGAGCTGCTGCCCTGGCAGCACTTTGTAGAGGCCAATCTATACGGCTGGGTGTCCCGAAAGACAGGCTACCGCCGGTTCCGGGAGGGGATTGTCATTGTGGGCCAGGGCAATGGCAAGTCCACCATGATCGCCGGGAACGCGGCCTATGCCCTGACCAAGGACGGGGAGCGAGGGGCGGAGGTCTACTGTCTGGCCAACTCCAGAGAGCAGGCGCGGATCATCTTCAACGAGTGCTCCGCTCAGGTGACGGCCAGCCCCCTGCTGTCCAAGCATATCCGGGTGACAAAGCAGGGGATGTTCTACGATGGGACCAACAGCAAGTTCCAGCCCCTGGCCTCGGACAGCAAGAACCTGGACGGGCGGAACGTCCACATGGGCGTATTCGATGAGATCCAAGAGTACCGGGATTACAAGCTGATCAACGTCATCAAGGGCAAAACCAAGAAGAGAAAGCAGCCCCTGATTCTCTACATCACCACCCTGGGAACCGTCATTGACGGGCCGCTCATGGATTACTACATTCTGGGCGGGAACATTTTGGACAGCTCCGGCGCCATCGCCCAGCGGGCGGCAGACCGTATTTTCGTCTACATCGACGAGATTGACGAGGAGGACCAGCCGGAGGACCCCGCCTGCTGGGGGAAAGCAAATCCCTCCCTGGGGATCCTGTTGGACAAGGAGGATCTGCTGGACGAGTGGGAGCGGGTCAAAACCATCCCGGCGGAGCGGAGCAATTTCATCAACAAGCAGCTCAACGTCTTTACCCAGGTGGACGAGCTGTCCTTCCTGGACCCCAAGACCATCCTGAAGAACAACCGGACCATCGACCTTGAGACCCTGCGGGAGGCGCGGTGCTACGGCGGGTTTGACCTGGCGGAGACGGAGGACTTCACCTCCGCCTGCCTGGAATTTCCGCTGCCGGACAACGATTTTTTCCTTCTGGAGCACTCCTGGGTCCCGGAGAAAAAGAGGAAAGAGGACCGGGAGAAGCTGGACTGGGAGAGCCTGATCGCGCATGGCTGGCTGACGATTGTACCGGGAGAATATGTGGACTACAATCTTGTTTTTCAATGGTTTATGGAACAGCGGGAGAAATACCGGATTGACTCTATCGGGTACGACCGGGCGAAAGCTTTTTTATTGGTTCAGCTGATGCAAAAACATGGGTTTGTGATGAATGAGGTTGCGCAGGGAGAGCTTACCCTGACCGCCCCGCTGGACCACCTGAAGGAGCGGTTTTTGGATGGGAACATCATCCACAACAACAACCGGCTCTTTAGCTGGTATCTGGGCAATGTGAAGCTGACCAAGCGCGGCCCAAACGCCACCTATCTGCCCACCAAGCAGAACAAGCACCGCAAGATTGACGGATTCGCGGCCCTGCTGGACGCACACACGGAATGGCTGCGGAAAAATCCACGCCTGATTCCGCCGGACAAGAAGCTGACAACGGTGATTAACCTGGGCTAGAGGAGATCCAAAATGGGACTATGGACTTATCTCAAACAGTGGCGGAGAAACCGCGTTATCAAGGCCGCGCTGCCAGGTGGACGAGTGCCGTCCAAGCCGACGATCCGAGACAGCCGCCTCCCACACTGGCTGCGGTGGGACTACACCATGCGCAACAGCGAGCTGTTGTTTTCCGCCGTCTCCCGGGTCTCCAACGCCTTGTCCGCCATGCCCGTCCAGCTCTACCAGGGGGCCGCGCCGGTCTATGATGACCTGAACGACCTTATCAGCTTCTCCCCCAATCCCAATATGACAAGCTGTCAGTTTTTCAAGTCACTGGAGGCTTGCCGGGATACCTCCGGCAATGGCTACGCCATGAAGATCTTTGATGGACGGGGGCGGCTGGTGCGCCTGGACTTATTGGACCCTGGCCGGGTGACGCCGGTACTTGACACAGACAGCGGGGAGCTGTGGTATCGGATCGTGCCGGAGGAGGGCGTTACATTCTATATCCACGGCTTTTATATCCTGCATATCCCGTTCCTGTCGGCAAACGGCTATTCTGGCGTGAACCCGGTCTCTGTGCTGTATGACACACTGGACTACTGCGAGAAGATCCAGGCGTTCAGCGTCAAGCAGCTCGATAAGGGGATCAATGCCTCGGTGGTGCTGGAGGCGCCAGACAATTTGGGACAGGAACAGATAAAAGAGATGATTGAGGACTTTACAACTGTTTATAAGGAAACCTCCAGCAACATTCTTTTGCTGGAATCCGGCGTCAAAGCGAAAAGCCTCAATCTCTCTCCGGTAGACAGCCGGCTTTTTGAGGTAGAGAAGATTACCCGCTCTACCGTGGCCATGGTGTACAACATCCCGCCCCACCTGCTGGGGGATTACTCGGACACGTCGTTTAGCTCCCAGGAGCAGCAGATGCTGGAGTTTCTGATGCTGACCATGCTCCCCATCGTGACCGCCTATGAGCAGGAGCTGGACCGGAAGCTGCTGACCAAAGTTCAGAGGAAGCAGGGGTATCACTTCAAGTTTGACATGGAGGCCATTTTGCGGGCGGACGCCGCCACCCAGGCGGAGGTGGACTACAAGGCGGTGCGGTCCGCCTGGAAAACGCCGGATGAGATCCGGTTTGGCCGCCACCTACCGCCCTACCCGGACGGGATCGGGGCGGAGCCGATGATCAGCCAGGACCTGGCCACCCTGCGGTACACCGTCCAGGATAAGCCGGGGGTGCTGATGGGACATGGAGTAAGTCAGACAGACAGCGGACAGGAAGGAACCGGAGATGCGTAGATACCGCAAAAAACTGGGCGCCGAATTTTATGTTCCCACCAGAAAAAGACCTGTCGCGCAGTCTACAATAGCAACCAGAAACTTTCTCGTTATCATACATTCTGACTACCCGAATAGGACGATTTCTCAGCTCCGGGAGTTGATTACAAAACCAGACGAATACATTCCGGCTCCTGAAGCGGTTGACGTTTTGGACGCGCACATTAAGGCGGGCTGCGGCGACCTCATACCAACCTGGGACTGAAAGAGGGGATCGATTTTGAATAAAACAAAGGCGGCACAGATCCAGCGGGCAGACCCGGAAGCGGATATTGCCCTGATCAACCAGTACAGCAGGAAGGAACTGACGCCGGAGGAGGTCTACTGCTTTACGGTCAGGCTGTGCGACAACGAGGTAGACCGGGATGGGGAGCGGTTTACCGAGCAGACCCTGAAGGAGCTGGCTCCCCTGTTCCAGGGAAAGCCCTGTCTCATGGACCACCGGTGGAGCGCAGAAAAGCAGATCGCCCGGATTTACCGCACAGAGACGGTGGAAACCAGGGAGAAAAACAGCCTTGGCGGCCCTTTGACTGCCCTGATGGGCAGCGCGTACATGGTCAGAAATGAGCAGAACGCCGCCCTGATTGACGCCATTGAGGGCGGCATTCTGAAGGAGGTATCAGTAAGCTGCGCGGTGCAGTCGTGTACCTGCTCTATCTGCGGGGAGGCGCAGAAGTTTGACTGGCGTAGCGGCGAATTCCTCTGCAAAAACGGCCATATCCAGGGTGAGCGTTATGATGGGCGGCTGTGCTGCGGCAATCTGGAGGGGGCGAAGGACGCCTATGAGGTCTCCTTTGTGGCGGTTCCCGCCCAACGGAGGGCGGGGGTCACAAAGGGAGCCGCCAATCTGGACGAGGCGTTCCAAATCCTGCAAGGGGCCGATTTGACCGGATATGAGACACAGATCCAGGCGCTACGGCTCAAGCTTCAGACCGCCCTCTCGGACGCCGCAGAACGGGCGGCACGAGAGCGGATCATAGCGGAGAATAAGCAGTATTTACAGCAGAAGGGATGATAGAGATGACTTTATTTGAACTGAAAGAGAAGATGGCCACCCTGGAGGCCGCCGTGGCCGCAGACGCGGCCTGGATTGCGGAGAAGGCGGCGGACCCCAACACGCCGATGGAGGAGATTACCCAGAAGACCGCCCATCGGGACGAGCTGGCCCAGCGCCTGAAGCTCCTCAAGGAGGAACATGACGCGGAGGAGGAGAAGCAGCGCCTTGCGCTGACGGTACATCAGAAAAGCGGCGGCCTGGACGCCGAGACGGTGAAGTTCAAAGCCAAGGCGGCCTTCTACCGCGCCGCTCTGCTGGGCGGCGATGTGCGCAAGACCTACGAGGGGTTGGGGGGACTTCCGGCGGCCAGCGCGGATCTGGGCTATGGGGACAACCTGCTGCCCAAGAACGTGAGCAATGAGCTGATCACCGAGCCGGTAGAGGAAAACAGCCTGCGTCTGGTGGAGCCGGTCTCCCAGATCTCCGGCCTGGAGGAGCCGGTGCTCACCTTTGACATTGAGGACGCGGACTTGGCCGACGTGACCGACAAGGAGACCGCTAGGGAGATTGAGATGTCTGGTGGCGCGGTGTCCTACGGCCGGTTCAAGACCAAGATCTACGCCACAGTGAAGGATACCGTCCTGCACGGTACAGAGACCAATCTGGTCAGCACCATTGAAAACGCCCTGCGCTCCGGGCTGGCGGTGAAGGAGAAGATCAACGCCTTCCGCACGGTTTCCGATACCACCCACGACCATATGAGCTTTTACCTCAACAGCATCAAGGAGGTAGAGGGGGACAATCTGATCCAGGCCATCATCAACGCCTGGGCGGATCTGCCCGAACTCTTCGCCACCAACGCCAAGTGCGTGATGCGCAAGTCGGACTATTTCGCGGCCATCCAGATCATGGCCAACGGGGCGGAAAGCCTCTGGGGCAAGAAGCCGGAGGAGGTCATCGGCATTCCCGTCATCTTCAACGACCGGGCGGTGACGCCAGTGGTGGGCGATTTCTCCTACAGCCGCCAGAACTACGATGTCGGCGCCATCTATGAGACGGACAAGGACGCCATCAAGGGCGAATACTACTTTGTCCTCACCGCCTGGGGGGATCACCGCATCCGGCTCAAGAACGCTTTCCGGCTGGCAAAGGTTAAGGCGGCCTCAAACCCTTAGCCGCGGGCCTAACCGCGCTGACCATAGGCTCGCTGGCCTTGGCTCCCGCTTTTGAACCGGGGGTCAAGGCGTACCGTGTCAGCACCAGCAACGCCACCAATACCATTACCGCCGCCGCAGATACCGGCGCCAAAATCAGTATCCTGCTCAATGACAGCACGATGGTGGAGAACGGAACCGCCGCCACCTGGCAGGACGGGGAGAATACCCTGGTAATCACTGTGACCAGTGGCGCCGTCAGCACAGCGTATACCGTTACTGTGACCAAAACAACCGTCTGATTCCTCTCCCAGCTGACAGGCGGGGAGGGGAAAATCCCTGATAGGGGGGGAATCCAATGGCTGCAACCGTGGACGGTCTGCGTACTTACCTGCGTCTTTCCGAGGATGACACGGAGGATCTGACCCTGTATCTGGAGGCCGCCAGAGCAAAAGCAGCTGCCGCCGGTATCCCAGACTTTGTGCACAACCCGCACTACGATCTGTTTCTCTACGCCCTGGCCGGGATGTACTATGAAAACCGCAGCTTTGGCTTTGCCAGCAGCAGTCAGGCGGCAGAGCGGAATGCCAGGAATCTGATCAACAGCTTTGTTCTGGAGCTGCGCTACAGCAAGGAGCCGGGGGGTGGGGCCGAGTGAGCAGGTACGCCAACGCGGGGGAACTGCGGACGAAAATCCGGGTGTTCCGCCCGGTGGACGAGCCGGACCCGGACGGCTACACCGGCGGGATTTCCCGGCTGGAGAATGTCTTTGATGAAAACGGCTTCCGGTACTGTAAATGGGTCAACGCCCACGGGACAGAGGTCTACGAGGCCCGGCAGGCGGGGGTGACGGAACCGGCCACCCTCACCCTGCGGTACACCCCAAAAATCACCACCACCTGCCTGATATACCGGGAGCAGGACCCAGAACCCTACGAGGTAATCAGCCTCAACGACGTGGAGAACAGGCACGTCTGGCTAGAGGTCCGGGTCCAGAGAAAGGCGGCGGCGAAATGACAGCGCAAAAGGAAACCCTCAACCGGCGGATCATTGGAGCCTTGCAGGGACTGAAGCTGCCGGTAGTCCCCCAGGTGGATACAAAGCACCGGGAGAAGTGCATCACGTTCAACTATGACGAGATCCCATTTCAGTTCGCGGGCAACCGGCCCAGCTGGTACAAGGCTCTGATTCAAGTCCACCTGCTCTATCCGGTGGGGGAGAACAGCATTGTCATCCGGCGCAGCGTTCTATCGGCACTCACAAAAGCGGGATTTTCCTGGCCGGAACTCATAGACGCCTCAGACGAGGACACCCAGCATTTTATCTTTGAGACAGAGGCAATTACGCCCATTGAAGAAACGGGCGGTTAAACATGGAGGCATCATATGGCAGACAGAAAAAGGGCCGTGGCGTATCACGGCATTGACAACGTAAAATTTGTTCCCAAGGTCAAGGGAGCATACGCGGAAGCGTTTATCCCCATTGCCTACGCCACCTCTCTTGGTCTCACCGCCAAGATGGAGGGGCAGGAGCTGTTCGCGGACAACCGGCTTGTCTGCCGGGTCCCTAGTGATCAGGGGTATGACGGGGAGATTGGGACTACCTCCCCCTGTCCGGCCCTGGAGAAGGCCGCCGGATACGCCCTGGAGGGGACCTCCGGCGTGGTAGGGACCAACGTCACCAGCTATCTGCGGGGGGCAATGTACTATGAGTTCATCGAGACGGACGCGGACGGCCAGAACAGCAAGGTCAAAGCCTGGATGCTTAATGTGGAGGTGGGCAAGGGGTCTGAGAACCACGCCACCGATACCAATACCGTCCAGTTTGGCAGCTATTCCTACCCGTATACCTGCTATGGCGATACCCTCAAGGCGTCGGACGGCACGGCGGACTATGTGGATTCTAATGGTATGAAGCGGCTGGCCTTTACCTATACCGCCCGGCCCGGTGATGCGGACTACGCCACGTTCGGCGATACCGTCCCGGTCCCCAAGGTGGCCGCCGTTGACCTGAACAAACCGGAGGGCGAGTAATGGTAGAGTTGGAGATTGGCGGGACCCAAATCCAGTTTGACCCTGCCGCCGTCTCCGCCCTGCGCTACCGGGCGGCCTATGGGCGCAGCGCCCTGGCAGCGCTGGAGGATTGTAGGGATCTTCAGTGCCTGGAGCGGGTGCTGCTGCGCATGGCCCACTGTATGATCCCCCCGGACCACCGCCCGGTTTTGACTGAATTTGCCCGATTGGCCCGGCGGGACCCGGAATTTATCCCCAAAGCCCTGTCCCTGCGGGATGCCCTGTACGGCCTGGACCACCGCTTCCGCCCCCATACCGGAGGCGGGGCGGGGGAGCTGGACGAGTACGACCTGATCGCCGGACTGCTGGCCGCCCAACTGGACACCGCCATGCTCTATGAGCTGCCCCTGATGCACCTGACTGGCATCCTGGCCCGCGCCAGCGACCAGAATAACCCGGACATCCCCGCCTACCGCCCCATGACCGCCACCGAACTGGCGGATCTCTACCCGAAACGGAGCTGAGAGAATGGCGCAGTTTGAAGTCTCTGGCCTGGATGACCTCATCCTCTCTCTGGAGGAGCTGGCCCGGCTGCCCGATGAGGTGGCCGCGGCAATGCTTACTGCCGAGGGGGAGGTTATCAAGGCCGCCCAGGAGCGCAGCCTCCAGTCCGCGGGACTGGTGGACACCGGGCAGCTCCAGGCTTCCATTAAGCTGGACCGGAAGCTGTGCAAAAAGGGGGAGGAGCGGTCCATGCTGGTCTACCCCCAGGGGACGCGCCGGGACGAAAAGCACAAGAAGGGTGAACGTAATGCCACCATAGGCTTTGTCCACGAGTTCGGCGCCCCAAAGCGGGGGATACCGCCCTCCCAGTGGATGCGTATCGCCAACGAGAGCGCGGCAGACGCGGCAGTAGACGCCGCCGAACAGATCTATGACAAGTACCTGAAGGACAAGGGGCTTTTGTAGCGGCTTCCAGATCCGCCCACCCCGCAGGCGGGGCGGCACCAAGAAGCGGCCCAGAGCGATATTTGACAAAACGCGGCGTATCCTGTATCATAAAAAAGCCCGCCATAAAAGGCGGGTAAGGACGCTGTTACATAAAGGCGGTTGGCCACTCCCTTGTAGAAAGGGGGTGATATTCATCTCCTCACTCCAGCGAGAAGGGAGGTGAACGCTGATGGTAAAGAAGCACTGGCGCAAAATCCTGAGATTTATAACTGCTTTTCTTGCAGTTCTTTGGATGCTGGTGTATCTGGCTCCAAAAGCGTGTTGACCGCCCGGATTAGGCCCCGGACGGTCAACATTAAGTTGATTCATCGTTAGGGCCAACCGCAGTAGCAGCGCCCTTTCTATAAATTATGATACCTGACGGCCTCCGTTTTGTCAAGAGATGAAGCGGAGGCTTTTTGCGTCTCTGAAGGGAGGGAGAGTGCCGTGAGGCGGGTATCATGGGAATCGGAAAACGGGCGGACCATCACCTTTGAGGGGGCGGGACCGGCGGACAGCCCCGGCCCCTTCTATTTTGTGGAATTGGAGTCCAGCCTGGGAGGGACGCCGGAGACCGCCCGCGCCCCACGGCAGGACGGCCAGACCACCTATTACACCGCCCTGGACCCTCTGCATATCGAGCTGGAGGGCTGGATGTGGGTGACAGGGGACCGGTTCCGTCCCGCTTTGGCCGAGTATGACAGGCAGCGGGCCATGCTCCACCAGGCCTTTGCCCCCAATCGCTTTGGCATTTTGACCTATTACAAGGAGGACGGAGCAGTCCGGGTCCGGTGCAGGCCGGTTACAACCCCTGTCCTGGGGGACCCCATTGGGACCTACTGCCCCATTGGGATCTCCTTCACGGCGGATACCCCTTACTGGGAAAACGCTGTGGAGGCTGTGGCCTGTATTGGAATTATCCTGCGGCTGATGCGATTTCCGTGGGCGCCGGTTTATGGGCCGCTGGGGGTGTACAACCGGCGGGCGGGGATTGAGAATACATCGGAGGAGCTGATTTACCCCACGGTGGAGGTCTACACCACCGGGCAGAAGGTCACCCTCACCAACCAGACCGCCGGGAAATTTGTCACCATCGAACACGCCATTGCGGAGAACCAGAAGCTGGTGGTGAATCTGGCCGATGTATCCGCCTACCTGTACACCCTCAACGAGGCGGGGGACTACGCCGACCCAGAGGACGTGAGTCACTGGATGAGTTTGGACAGCGAGCCCTGGGGGCTGGTGCCGGGGAAAAACCAAATTGTGATATCCAACAACATCCCGGAGGACACACCCATTGCCTATATCAAATACCGGATTCCCTCTCTGGGCATTTAGAGCTTGTTGAGGTGATACCGCTGTGAGCATAGAAATCCGTATGTTTGACCTCCCAGAGCCGGAGGACCCGCGGTTCTACAATATGGGGATCGCCCTGGGCGCGGTCCAGGTCAATACGGTGGAGCGGCTGTACACCCCCGGTCATTTCACCGTCGAGATTCCACGGGAGGCACGGCACGCGGACCGGTTATCCATAGAGCGGCTGGTCCGCATCAAGCAGCCGGACACGGGGGCCCTCTTCTGGGGGATTGTGGACGCCGTGGAGCTGAATATGGACACCAGCGGGGACAGACTCACCGTGTCCGGGCGGCAGCTCAAGGGGCTTACCCTGGACCGGATTACCATTCCGCCTGCCTTTACCGCGGTCACAGGCGCCCAGGGCTACGACCCCGCCAACGGGACCACCGAGGCGGTGATGAAGCACTTCGTCTCCGCCAACCTGGCCAACCCCGTCCAGCCGGACCGGCAGGTCTGCGGCCTGGAGGTCGCCCCCGACCTGGGCCGGGGCATCCAGGACGACAAATACCTCAGCCGTCATGAGGTTCTGGCGGATGTCCTGGCCGACCTGGGGGAGGCCGCCCAGATGGGCTATGACATCGTGCCCGATTTGGCCCGGCACAAACTGGTGTTTGACGTGCTGGCGGGGGAGGACCACACCGCCCTCCAGAGCGAACGCAAGCGGGTGATTTTGGACACGGTGCGTAAGACGGCGCTCTCCCAGAAGTACCAATATGACGCCGCCGAGGCCCGGAACCTGTTTTACACCACCAAAGCGGGGTCCGAGTTCGCCGATGAGACCTTGACAGTGACTTACATCCGGGAGGGAGAGGAGGAGCCCGCCGGGTTCCGCCGGCGGGAAAAGCACCTGTCCATCTCGGCGGATACCCCCATCGCAGGAGAGGAGTACCAGGAGCTGCGCCGCCTGGCCCTCATCGAGGCGGAGAGCTACAGGCCCAAGCAGTCCTTTACCTGTACCCTGACCCCAGGCGGCGGGTATCTCTATGGGAGGGATTACCGGTTGGGGGACTTGGTGACCGTCCGGCATCAGGATTGGGGGATTACCATGCACGCCAGGCTCACCGAGATGGAGACGGCCTGGACAGCCAGCGGGGCGGAGCGTGCCGCCACCTTTGGGGACGCACCCCTCAATCCCTTTGGGCTGCTTAGGCGCATGATAAAAAAAGGGTGAAATTCCAGATGTAGGGGCCGGTGTCCCCACCGGCCCGCCGGAGATTGCAGGATTCCAGGACGGGCCGTTGAGGACAACGGCCCCTACAAATTGACACAGTGCAAAGAGAGGGGGAATCCTATGCGGACTTATTTTTTCAGTGCGGAGCCGACCAACGACCTGATCAACCACCCCACTGGCTATGACCGGGAGTACGGCCCAGACGAGTGGGCCGCTCTGATTGGACAGTTCTTCCAGGGGGAGGCTGGCGTCTTTGTGGGGGACCAGTCCGCCGATGCCTGTAAAGTGGTCCTCCAGGAGGACGGCAAGCTGCGGGTGTGCGCTGGAACTGTGATTGTCCGGGGCCGGGTGTGTGAGTTTAACGGCACCGAGACCATCGCTGTGACCTCCAGCCGGAAGGTCGTGGCCCGGCTGGACAAGAGCGCCGAGGTGCGGAATTTTCAGCTCCGGGCGGTCCAGGAGCCGGTGATCAGCGACGACATCTATGACTATGTGCTGGCCGAGGTCACGGTGGACGGGTACGGCAATATTACTGCCATAGAGGACAGGCGGACCTTTTTGGCGATGAAGGGCCAGCCCCCCTATTACCCGCCGGACACGGAGGGCCTGCCCTACCCGTTCTGGCTCTATGTACTGGGGCTTCCCATGACCCCGGAACAGAAAGCGGCGATAGAGAGCAATCCCTCCCTCATGGCGATGTTCCAGAACAGCGTGGGCGGAGCCTACCGGCGGTTCTACAAGCGGTTCGAGCCGGGGGATTGGACCCAGGTTGGCGCCAGCTATGAGATCGCCATCCCCTTTGCCGTCCACCGCCTCAATGCCTCAGACCCCATCTGTGTCCACCAGCTCCATATGCTGGTGGGCCGGAATGTGGAGGACTACACCCCGGCTACCCTGGCTGAAGGGCAGACCAAATTCATCCAGGCACTCCAGGCGGCCAACGCCGTCAACCAGTCCATCCCAGGCAGCTACCCCACAGCAGCGGATGGACATATTATCCTGACCTGGTATCAGATCCAGTATTTTATCCTGTCCGGTCAGCTTGTGGCCGCCGGCCCGGCCCAGAGTCAGGCGGACAATATGGGCTACAATTGGAAGGACCTCCCCACGCAGATTTCACCAGAGCGGATCAACAGCCTGGATGTGCTGCTCACCGTGGGCTATACCCCCATGCTGGGCGGCTCGGCGGCCAACTTCAACGGCCTGTGTACCCTGGATACCCTCCGGGGACTCAACCTCCGGCGCAAGGCGGATACCACCGAGACCGGGGCCGCCCGCACCTATGATATGTACGGAAAAATGACGGCCAATACCTGGGGCTGTATGGAGACAGACATCTCCCTGGGGGCGGATAAAGTCCTCCGGCTGGTCTCGGAAACCCCCTACGCCGGGGAGATTTTGACCGTGGGCTAAAAAATAGAAGTTTGACAAAATACGACGCGTCCTGTATCATGAAAAAAGCCCGCCTCTTTCGGCGGGTCAAGGACGCTGTTACATATTAGGCGGTTGGCCACTTCCCTTTTAGAAGGGGGGTGATATTCATCTCCTCACTCCAGCGAGAAGGGAGGTGAACGCTGATGTGGAAAGAACGTATGTACATGGTACTCCGCTTTGCGGTGTGCCTTGCAATACTCCTGTACATGTTCACCATAAAAGCGCGTTAGCCGCCTGGTCGGTCCCCAGACGGCTAACTATTTTTAGCTGTTAAACTTGGGCCAACCGCAGTAGCAGCGCCCTTTCTATATTTATGATACCTGACGCCCCCTGTTTTGTCAAGAGACGAAACAGGGGCTTTTTGCGCCCCATGTAGGAGGTCCCTGTATGGCAAGCCGCACCATATCAACCAAAATGGCGATCACCGGGCAGTCTGAATACCAGGCGTCCATCACCAATATCAACAACTCTCTCAAAACCCTGCGATCTGAGACCGCCATGCTGGACGCCCAGTATCAGGGCCACGCCAACAGCCTGGCCGCCCTGACTGCCAAGGGAGATGTGCTGGCCAGGACTTATGAGGTCCAGAAAACCAAGGTCCACGAGAGTACCGCGGCCCTGGAGAACGCCAAGAAAGCCCAGCAGGAGTACAGCACCCAGGTAGACCAGTGCAGCGCCAAGCTGGCAGGCGCGCAGGCCAAGCTGGAGGAGTTGAAGAAGTCCACCTCGGACACATCAGCCCTGCAAGCGAAGCTGAATGCAGAGGTGGAAAAACACCAGAAAGCACTGTCTGCTGCTGAAGCGGGGCTCCAGGCTGCCATCAGGGGGGTCAACGAGTGGCAGCAGAAGCTCAACTATGCCCAGCGGGACCTGGCCAACCTGGACACGGAAGTAACCAGGAACAGCAAATATCTGGACGAGGCCCGCAGCAGTGCCACCGGCTGCGCCAGCTCGATTGACGCCTTCGGCAAGCAGATCCAGACCGCTGGCTCGGTTATGGATACCGCGTTCCAGAATGCGATTATCAATATTAACACCTCCCTGGAGACCCTGAAGTCGGAGCTTGCGCTGGTGGAGAGCAGATATCAGGGCAGCGCAAACAGTATGGACGCCCTGGCTGCCAAAGGGGAGGTGCTGGCCAGGACCTATGAGGTCCAGAAGGCCAAGGTCCAGGAGAGCAATGCCGCCCTGGAAAATGCCCGGCAGATCCAGCAGACCTACAGTGCCCAGATAGACCAGTGCAATTCCCGGCTGGCAGCGGCAAAGACACAGCTGGAGGCGCTGAAGCAGACCACCGGCGACACCACCGCCCAGCAGGCGGCCCTGACTACCGGAATCCAGCAGCAGGAGCGGGCGCTGGAGACTGCCCAGGCCAAGCTACAGACCGCAGAGCGGATTGTAAGCGCCTGGCAGCAGCAGGTCAACTATGCCGAACAGGGGCTGAACCGGCTTGACGCGGAGCTTGCCAACAATAAAAGATACCTGGAGGAGGCCGCCAACAGCGCGGACAAGTGCGCCGGATCCATTGACGGTTTTGGCCGTCAGGTGCAGGAATCCGGCGATGCGGTCCAAGTACTGGTAGGCGCTTTGGCTGCGGCAGGGGTGGCCAAGGGGGTCCAGGAGATTTCGGACGCCCTAACAGACTGTAAGGATGCCTCCGTTATCTTTGAAAGTACCATGGCGGGAGTCCGGCGGACGGTAGGGGGCGGAGATGCTGAGATCGCCGCCTTTGGGGATACCTTTAAGAAACTGTCCACCGATATTCCCATTACCACCACTGAATTAGGCAAAATCGCGGAGACGGCGGGGCAATTAGGCATTGCCAGTGGAAATGTAGAAGCCTTTACCACCGTTATGTCCAAGTTGGGGACCACTACCGACCTGACCGCCGATGGGGCGGCCACTATGCTGGCCCAGTTCGCCAACATCACCGGCACTCAGGACTATGAGCGGCTGGGGTCCACGGTGGCCGAGCTGGGAGACGCCACCGCCACCACCGCCTCTAAAGTAGTGGAGATGTCCCAGGGGATGGCGGCCTCCGCCTCCCTGGCCGGGATGTCGGAGCGCAATATTTTAGCGATTTCTGCCGCGGTCGGTTCCCTGGGTATCGAGGCCCAGGCGGGCAGCACCGCCCTGTCCACCCTTATCTCTACCATGGATAAATCTGTGGAGACCGGCGGGGACAAGCTGGCGCTATTCGCCTCGGTGGCCAACCAGAGCGCGGCGGAGTTCTCCGCTGCCTGGGAGGAGGACGCGGCCCAGGCATTAAACGCCTTTATCCAGGGCCTCAATGATGTGGAGCGCAACGGCAAAAGCGCAAACATTATCCTGGACGAGTTGGGGATTACCAATGTCCGGCAGACCAAGGCCGTTCTGGGCCTGGCCAACGCGGGGGATCTGCTGTCCAACACCCTGGCCCAGGCGGATCAGGCGTGGGAAGAGAATACCGCCCTGGCAGAGAAGGCCGGGATCATGTACGAGACCACCGAGGCCAAGGTAAAAATGGCGGAGAATGCCTTTAACAACCTCAAGATCGCCATTGGCGATGCCCTCACCCCCGCCCTGGGGGCGCTGGCCGAGGCGGGGACCGGGGCTTTCTCCTGGGCGGCGGACTTCGTTTCCGCGCATCCGGAGCTGGTACAGGCCCTCACCGCCGTGGTGACCACCCTGGGAAGCCTTGCCGCCGGATTTACCGGACTGGCGGTGGCCTCCACGGCTATCAAGGCGGTACAGACCGCCATTGCCGCCCTGACTGCCAGCACCTCCGCCCTGGCCGCTGTGTCTGTTCCGCTGGTAGGGGTTGTCGCCGCACTGGTTGGCTTTGGAACTGCCATTACCCTTGCAGCAGGGTCTATGGAGGATGCTACAACAAAAGCGCGGGATCTGGCCAGCGGGATCGAGGCGGCCCGCAGCGCCTATGAGGAGACCACGGCGGCCATCCAGGCCCAGAATGACGATGTAGTCGCTATGGCGGCCACTTTGGAGGAGCTGGTGGGCGCTGAGGAGCAGACGGCGGCCCAGAAGCAGACCATCTTGGAGCTGGTGGACCGGCTCAACGAGGCCATCCCGGAGCTGAACCTCCAGTATGACGCGCAGAAAAACGCCATTGAGGGGAATATCGAGTCTGTCCAGGCATTGGCCCGGGCCCAGGCGGACGCCGCCCTCCAGGCCGAGGTCATTGACCGGATGACCCAGGCATATATCGAGCATGACAAAATCGTAGCGCAGCTGGCTGAAGCCGAACAGGCCCATAAAGAAGCCCTGGATGCTATCTGGAAGTCGGATGACGCCTCAGACCGTATCAATGAGACGGCCAAGCAGCTTGACATCCTGAAAAAGACGCTGGCGGACAATGAGGCGGAAATTGACGCCCTGGCGGGGGAATATGCCAGCCTCACCTCCGCCATAGAGCAGAACACAGAGAGCGCGGAGGACAACGCCGGGGCCGTCCAGGAGACCGGGAAAGAGGCCGATGCCGCAGCTAACCGCCTCCAATCCCTGAACGCTGTCCTCAGCAAGGTGGAGGGCGGCTATAATCTGCTCACCAAGGCCCAGGATGAGATGAGCGAATCTGGCTATCTCTCTATGGATACAGTGTCTGAATTGCTGCAAAAATACCCGGAGCTGTATGGTTATCTGGAACAGACAACCGACGGCTACAAGCTGACCAAGGGCGCCTTAGACGATTATGTCGCTTCTCAGCGGCAGGAGTACGAAATCGCCCTCAACGATGCCCAGACCGCGGCCCAGAATATCATCAATGCCGAGGCGCAAAAGAGAGGGGCTATCGCCAACACTACCGCCTCCATTGGGGCGCAGCTCAAGGCGCTGGCGGCGCTCTACCAGTCCGCGATTGCCGTTATGGGGGCGGCCAACGAGGCGGCCAGTAAGATCCAGAACGGGGTCATTACGGCAGGGGGAAATGCGGGTAAAACCATCAATGTCAAAACCAGCACCCCAAGAAACGCACTCACCGCCAATTTTCAGTCCAAGCTGGATGAGATCAACCAGGCATTGGCCAATTATGAGGCCGCTGAACAGAACATCAGGGATTTTGGCGCGGTGACCACCTCCCTTGGCCGGGACGGCAAGCGTAAAACCAGCGGAAAATCTACCTCTGGCAAGTCCACAAAATCTAAAAGTGAAAAGGCCGCAGACCCCAATAAAGCCGCCATGGATGCCTTGGATGACTGGCTGGAGGACATGGAACACCGGATTTTCCTCTGGTCCAAGGATGAGAGCAAAGGGGAGGCCATCATCGGGCTGTATGAGCAGATGCAGCAGAAGGTCCACGCCCAGGCGGAGGAATTCCGGTCTCAGGGTCTGAGTGAGGAGTCCGACGAGATCCAGAAGCTTCAAAAGCTGTGGTGGGGGTATGCGGACGACATCACCAAGGCCCGCGAGCAGGCTGAACAGGCCGCCGCTGCGTCTTTGAAAAAAGAGGCGGACGCCCTGGACGCCTATTTGCAGCAGACGGAACACAAGCTCTACCTCCAAGAGAAAAACGGGGGCGGCAGCGTTGAGGAGACCATCTCTACCTATCAGGCCATGCAGGAAAAAATCCATGAGATGGCCCAGCGCTACCGGGAGAAAGGGCTATCCGAGGAGTCTGAGGAGATTCAGGCCCTGCAAAAGCTGTGGTGGGAGTATGCGGACGAGATTACCCAGGCCAGAGCCGCAGCTTTGGACAACTATTTAAAGGACGCGGAACATAGCATCTACCTCAATGGAAAGAACGGCGGCAGCTATGAGGACAATATCGCCATCTATCAGGAGATGCAGGAGCGGGTCCATGAGATGGCCCAGTATTACCGGGAGCAGGGCTACGAGGACTCCTCCAAAGAGGTACAGGAGCTCCAAAAGCTGTGGTGGAACTATGCGGAAAAGATTACTGGCATCAAAAATGAGCAGTACAGCAGGGAGCTGGCCGCCCTCAAGTCCGCCCTGGAGCAGGAGCGCGTCACTCAGGAGGAATACCTGGCTGGCATGGCGGAGCTCCAGTCCCAATATCTCACCCAGGGAACTGAGGAATACGAGGCCGCCACCCAGCAGAGAATTGAGGCCCAAAAACAGTTCCGAGAGAATGAATACAGTGAGGCCCTGGCAGACATCAAATATTTTTTAGACATGGACATCATTACCGAGGAGGACTACTGGAAGCGGCGGATCGCCCTGCGCGATCAGTATTTGGAGCAGGACTCCGAGGCGTGGCGCAGCGAGACGGCGGCCTATTATAGCTACCGCAAAAAGCAGATGGAGACCGAGCAAAAAGAGCTGGAATCCCACTATAAGGACATTTATAACGAGCAGGTCAAGGCGCTGAAGGACGCCCTCTCCGAGCAGAAGAAACTCCTCAAGGACAAGTACGACACCGAAAAGAAGCTGGCCAAGGAGGCCTATGACGCCCAGAAAAAGGCCGCAAAAGAAGCCTATGATGTGGAAAAGAAGCGGCTCAAGGCCCAGTACGACGCGGACAAAAAGGCCCTCAAGACAGCCTATGAGGACAAGAAAAAGCTGGCTAAGGACCAATATGAGGCTCAGAAAGCCGCCATCAATGCCGAGCTGGAGGCAGAAAAAAACCGGCTCAACGCTGTTTTGGACTCCATCGAGGCGGAGATCCAGGCCAGGAAGCGTTTGCGGGAGGACGAGAGCCAGGATGACGCCATCGCCACCGCCCGGAAGCGGCTGGAGGCCGCCGAGGCCGAGCTCGCCTACGCCAGGACTGACGAGGACAGAGCCGAGCTGCGCAAGGAAGTAGCACAGCTCCGGGAGGAGCTGGAGAAAGCCCTCCAGGACAAGGAGGACACCGCCTTTTACCGCAGAATGGAGGAGGAGAAGGAGCGAGTCAAGGCCAGCCTGGACGCCGCTGCCGCCGAGACCAAAATCCGGCTGGACAGTCTTCAGGCCAGCTACAACGCCTCTACCCAGCAGATGGAGGCGGAATACACCGCCCGCTCGGAGGCCCTGGAGACGGAGTACCAGACGGCCACCGGCCAGCTTGAGGCCAATTACAAGGCCAGCACCGAGCGCATGGAGGCCGCGTATAAAGCCTGTACCGAGCAGATGGAAGCGGACTACAAGGCCAACACAGACAAGCTGGAGGCAGATTATAACGCCAACGCGGACCAGCTCCAGGCCAACTTTGACGCCACTGTGGAGCGGATGAAAGCGGACTTTGACGCCACGCTGGACCGTTTATCTGGGGAGTATGACGCCAGCGTTCAGCGCCTGGAGAGCGAATATGCCGCCAAGCTGGCAGCGATGCAGACCGCCCCGGCCGCCAGCCTCCCGCGCAGCGGATCAGGCGGCAGCCCTGGCAGTGAAAGCGGTGGAGCGAGCTTCGATAACAGCGGATTCATTGCTGCAAGGTCCCAGCTGGTCCGGGACGAGGAGGGAAACCCAGACTACGTTGTCTACAGGAGCGAAGATGGCGGGGTGGGCCTGGGAACCGCTGTCATGGCGAAAAAGGTTGGAAAGGACTACGGTTCTGGGGATGGGATCGGTCCGGCGGGCAGCAGGACAGCGCCCAAGAGCGGCAGCGCCTCCTCTTCAGCTGTATTGGGCGGGATGGTGCGCAGCTCCGCCGGCGGCAGTACCTCCTACAGCTCCCAGAGCAGGAGTGTATCCAACACCAACAACATCACGGTCAACGTACAGGAAACGGCTCTCTCGGAAACGCAGATTTCGCGTGCCGTGGAGAAGGGCATCAAGAAAATGTCAAAGTGAGAGGAGGGTTCAACATGGCGGCACTGTCAGAGTTGTCCGCCGGGTATCTAGAGGCGGCGGCAAGGCTGCGGATTGCCCTGGAGGATGCACAGGGAGCGCTTGCACGGGCGGGGCCGGTGGAGAAAAAAAACCTTGAGGAGCGCATCCGCCTCCTGCGGCAGATGTTAGCCGAGATGCGGGACCTGCGGCAGGTGACAGGGCAGTATTACACCGGGGACCGGGATGGCCGGTACACCACCTCCACCCTCAAGGCCCCACGGACACACAGCGGCAAGGAGGACAGATGAGCGCCCTTCAGGAGGTCCAGGACCGGGCCAAGGCCCTGCGGGAACAGCGGGCCGCGCTGGAAGCACGGCTCAGTGGGGCGGGGCCTGGGGAGATCCAAGCTCTGCGTATGGAGCTGGCGGTGTGCAATGAGGCGCTGGTTGACTGTAGCCGCCGCCTGCGGGAACTGCGCCCCCGGCACCGTATCCGCCATGGGGGGACTACCTGGACCGGCCCCAAGGACTGCCGGGTAGACCAGACGCAGTATCGGGCCTGGCTGGAGGCCCAGAACGAGGGCGGGCCAAATCCCCTTGCCCAGTTGTCTGCGGATACCCGAAAAGCGATGGAGGGCCTGCCGGCGCGGCAAAAGCTCTACCTGTCCGGGGCCGCCCAGGGGGAGAGCGCGTCCGGCATGGCCCGGCAATATGGCCGGGACCCCTCCACTGTAGCCCGGACGCTCAGACGTGCCAAACGGCGGGTCAAACAGGCAGCGGAGCTACAGATGTCGGGCCGCCGGTGCGTGGATGAGGCCGGGGTTCTGCGTCTCGACCTGTCCAACCGGGACCATCTGTCCCTGCTGCTGGACTGGCTCACCGAGCGCCAGCAGCTCTATCTGTATCTCTACTATGGAGAGTGGATGACGTTAAGGGAGATCGGGGCCCTGCTGGAGGTGGACAAGTCTACCGTCCTGCGGACCATCCGCCGGGGACTGGACCGGTTGGACGGCCTTATTCAAGCCCAGCAGATCCGGCTGGACGGGGTGGGGCGTGTGGAGGAGCTGCTGATCGGCCTCTATGAGACTGTCACCGCCCAAGACCTGACGGCACAGCAAGATTTACGCCGTACCCGACCCGGCAGAGGAAGGACCGGACAGAGGAAAAAATCCGGTCCCTCTGAGGCGGCCCAGATGGACCGCCTGCGGGAGGACCGGGTGGAAGCCTACGGCAGTACAGGGCGGCTGCTGGCCTGGCTGGAGGTGCGAAAAAAAGACGCCGCCGGCCTGCGGGGTTGGATGCAGAAAACCCTGCTCGCCCTGGTGGGGAAGCTGAAAAAAGCGTTGTATAGAAGGGAGAACCCATGCTGACCATCATTGAACTTGCCGCACGGGAAGACAGTGGACACGGCCTCCAGAGCCAGAGTCACCGGACAGAGAACTGGATGGGGGAGGGGTGGATCGAGGTGCCGCCCCAACTGGAACAGGCCGCCTGGGACTGCTGCGGTTACTGTAATCTGGAGATCCAGGACGGAAAGCTGGTTGGAATCACACCGGTTGAACGGCCGCCGGAGCCGGAACCAGAGCCAACCGCTGAGGAGGACCTGGCGGGGCTGCTGGTAGACCAGGAATACTGCCTGACTTTGTTGGAATTGGGGGTGAATTAAATGCTGTACAGGACGCTCAAGCGCCTCATCCAGCGCGGACAGACCGCCGGCATGGCGGAGAAGCTGGATATCTTTTTCGCGGCGGACAAGCTGACCCAGGAGGAATATACAGAGCTGACCGGCATGTTAGAGCGGCAGGAGGTCTAACGTAGGATATGAAAAAGCCGCCCTGAAACAGGCGGCAGAGTTTGACAAAACACGGCGTATCCAGGTATAATGGACAAGCTGGTCCGTTTAGACCGGCCAGAAGGACGCTGTTACATAATAGGCGGTTGGCCACTTCCCTTTTAGAAGGGGGGTGATATTCATCTCCTCACTCCAGCGCGAAGGGAGGTGAAAAGCTGATGTGGAAAGAACGTATATACATGGTGCTCCGCTTTGCGGTGTGCCTTGCAATACTCCTGTATATGTTCACCATAAAAGCGTGTTAGCCGCCCGGTCTGTCCCCGTGCGGCTAACTCTTAGTTAGACATGTTACGGGCCAACCGTCGTAACAGCGCCCTTTCTGTATTCATTATACCAGACGCCTCCGTTTTGTCAAGCACGGCAAAAGGAGGTGTTTTTATTTTGTACATTGATGCGGATGCTATCATCAAAATGGCGTCCCTAGTAGGGGCGCTGGGTGCATTGGGCGGGGTGATCATCGCCCTGTACCGGCAGTTTGAGAGCAACAAAAAGCAGAGTGAGGTTATCCGGGAGATGCAGAAAGAGCAGACACTCATCTGCTATGGCCTCCGAGGAGCCCTGGAGGGGTTGATCGAGCAGGGCTGCAATGGGCCGTGCAGAGATGCACTCCAGCTCCTGGACAAGCACCTCAACAAGAGCGCCCACAGGCCGGAGCTGTGAGCAGGAAAGGATTACACATATGAACGATTACATGAGAAAACTACTGCGGGCGGCCGGGATCCGGGCGGTCAAAACGGTAGCGCAGACGGCCATAGGCTGTATTGGCGCGTCTGTAGTATTGAGTGATGTAAACTGGGGCGTGGTGGTATCTGCGGCTATCCTGGCCGGGATTCTCTCTCTGCTGACCAGTGTGGCAGGACTGCCGGAGGTGGACCATGGCGACAGCGAATGACATTTTGAATCTGGCGATCTCCTATTTGGGCGTGAAAGAGGACCCGCCCAACAGCAACAATGTCATCTTCAATACCCACTATTACGGCGGCCCGGTGAACAATAAGAGCCTGCACTGGTGTGTGGCCTTTGTGTGGGATATTTTCCGCATGGCTGGGGCCCCTGCCCTCTTTTACGGGGGCGGGAAGACCGCCAGCTGCTCCACGCTGTGGGCCTACCACAAAAAGCAAGGACAGGCTGTGACCTCCTTCCAGCCGGGGGATATCGTGTTTTTCGACTTCTCCGGTAAGAAGTCCAGGACGGAGCATGTGGGCATCGTGGAAAAGGTGGAGAACGGATACATTAACACCATTGACGGGAACACTGGAACCACCAGCGAGGCCAACGGCGGCGCCGTCATGCGCCGCAGGCGGGCGCTCAAGTATGTCAGCGGTGGCTATCGTCCCAGATATGACACAGCCAATAAGAAGGAGATTGAAATGACCAAAGAAGAAATTCAAGCCCTCGTCAAGCAGACCGTGGCCCAGGAGCTGGCCAAAGTGACGATAGACGATTTGGTGCAGCAAGCTGTAGCACA